TACAGTTGCAGGATATATTGCTGTTGCATTATCAGTGTGTATCTTTTTATATTTTATAATCTATGGAATTTAGATAATGAAGTATTTAATGAGGGGAATTTTTTTATTACTTATTTCTTATATGATAACTATTACATATATGCAATTGAATTATCCAAACCATTTTAATTCTTACAGAAATTATGACCAGGAAAAAATTAATGAAGAGTAAAAGGAATCCAGTGGCGCAAGAATTGCGAACACCGAAGTATCGCAAGAGGGTAGTCGAGGATAAACGCAGAAAGGAGGTAAATATGAATAATGATATAGATGATTGGGAAGATAATGGTATAGATAGTATAGATAACAGAATAGATGAAGTAGCTGTTGCTGAATTATATGGTATAGAAAGTGATTTAGACCATATAGATACATTAGATGATGAATCATTTTCTGAACTGCAAGATGCAATAAAAGAAATGCTTGATGATTGTTCAAGATCTAACTTTAAAAAAGTTGGGAAATTTATTATAAAGTTAATGAGAAAGGAAATAAAATGAAATTTATTTTAGGTATAGATTTATATAATAAATATAAAACATTCTCCCAAATAGAAAAAATATTAACATGGGTATGTATTGGGTATTTATTATGTTGGATAATTAATGTAATAATTTTATGAGCAAAGCCGACTTAAAAAGAAAAAGGCATAAGGGTAGACGCAAGGTAGGCTCTCATAAGAGACATAATCGTAGACGTATTCGTTTAGGATTAAAAATTAGGAAAAAGAAATGAGTTTAATTGATGTAATAATTATATCTATGGTAGGTATAATATTGGTATATTATTATTACAATAGAAGGAGATGACGTTATGATAAGAAAAATAAAAGATTTTATTTTAAATAGCTTTGAAGTTTATGGTGGCAAGATCAGTACTTGGGCGTGGTACAAACGGTGGAAGTATAAACCACATAAACATTATTTAAGAGGAAAGAAGAAATGAAATACGACATCACAACTTCGCATATGAATACACAGCATTGGATTGTCGAGGCTGAAAGCAAAGACGAAGCCGAGAAAATTTTAAAAAATTCTAAACTTGTATGGCAAAAGGAAAAGCGTGTGTACGTTATGAATAATCCAAGTGATGTAATCAAGTCTGGATTAATTACGAGTCCTGATGCTGTCGTCCGGGCTATCAACTTAGTTCCTGGGCAAACAGAATCTAACTTCACTAGCTTGGGAGCTGAAACAATAGACACACTTAATGGAGAGGAGTAAGTATGGCTAAAGAAAAAGAAAAAGTACAAGAACTAGAAATTCCTGTAGAACTATTGGAAAAAGATCCAATAGAACTAGCCGAGAATGAGGATGATATAAATAAAATCATCAAGTATTTAAGGGCGACCCGGGAAAACATCCGAGCAACGGAGAGTGCAGGTAAACGCATCACCTCCAAGTCAGCTAGAACAAAACCAAAACAATATAAGGAAGACCCACTATCCATACTTGTAAAGGAGGCATAATGGAAACTTTAGATAGATTAAAAAAGTTTGATGTCATAGAAGGGAAACCTATTCAAAAGATATGGGATACATCTAGTCTATCAATGTTCCTATCATGCCCCCGTCTATACAAGTACACCAACCTAGAGGGGTATAGATCCAAGATGTATGCCCCGGCAATGGGCTTCGGATCAGCAGTTCACCTGGGTTTCGAGGTATTGGATAAAGAGAAATTCAAGGGGGCAACTAAGGACGAAGCTGTAGTCGCCTCAATTAAAGCTGTACTCTTGGAATATGGGGAAGCTCTATCCCAGGCAGAGGACAAGGCCCGTGCACTGACGGCTGTTCTGCGTGCAATAGTATGGAGAGCCGAAGAATATTGGGAAGACTTGTTTGAAATAGCAACCATGCCTAATGGGGAGCCTTGCCTAGAACAAAGGTTTGAAGTTCCATTTGGAAATGGCTACCGATTTTCTGGTCGCATAGATAAGATAGTACAGCTAGATGATAAACTTTATTTGTGTGATGTGAAGACAACAAAGAGTACGCTCAACTCTAATTACTTCAGCAACTTCATGCCTAACAACCAGGTATTTGCTTATCTCTGGGCCGCACGGGAAGTTCTCGGCTTGGATGTAGTAGGATTTATTGTGGACGCAGTGCAAACAGGAGTTCACTTCACAAGATTTAATCGTAGTGTATACAATGTGCCAACAGAATTAATTAAAGAATGGCATGAAGATGCATTGCATACTTTAGATACATCAACTAATTATTTTAATAAGCAATATTATCCTGCAGATTTTACTGCTTGTAATAACTATGGTGGTTGCCGATTCAAGGAGGTATGCAGCGCATCGCCGTCTCGGAGGAATTTATTCCTGGACAATGATTTTGAAAAAGAACCACACCCCGATTTACAGGAGGCATATGAAAAAGAAAACGCATAACATGAGACAAGGTAAGCGAATCCAAGGACCGCCCTCATGGTATTATGACCCTCGTTTTTTAATCAGAGTAATTTTTGTTTTAGTATTACTCAATTTACTAGCTCAATGTGGAGGACCACGATATGACAATAACAAATGTATTATTACTAGCAATACTAATATCTAATATTGGAATAGGATTTTTAATATATGCTTTGGGAAGTGTATTATTAGAAAAAAAAGACTTGACACGGATTTAAAATCGTGTTAAAATATAAACTTTACAGGAGAGATCAATGGCTAATATAAAAAACCACAAGTCATCTGAATATACAAAGTTATTACTCGTAGGAGACTCGGGGTCTGGAAAGACTTCAGCTTTAGCGGCATTAGCAAATGCAGGTTATAACTTACGCATATTAGATTATGATGACGGCTTATCTATTCTTCCTGAATTTCTAAATAAAGACGCAGTTAAACGTGTGTCTTATGTTACATTAAAAGATGCTCTCGGACAAGCAAGTGCTTTTCGTAAAGGAGTTCAATTAATTACACAATGGAAAGACGGGGATGAAGACTTTGGTCCAGTTAAATCATGGACTAATAAAGATGTTCTTGTTATAGACAGCTTGACATTGATGGGCGAATCAGCTTTGCGTGGTGCTCTGGTTTTTAATAATAAGAAACCAACAGACCAACCTACTCAACCCGAGTGGGGAACAGCGGCTCGTGATGTCCAACATATCATACAATATATAACAGGTTCCGAAGTTCCTTGTAATGTGGTAGTGACTACTCACATGCAATACATGGAAGGAGACTTAGGTGTTTCTAAAGCATATCCAACAAGTGTTGGTTCTAAATTATCTACTAAGATAGGACGATACTTTAATTGCGTATGCCGTATAGATACTAGGGCTTCAAGTAAAGGAGTGGAACGCACACTCCGAACAGTATCAGATCATAAGATGGATTTAAAAGTAACAGCACCTAAATTATTAGAGGCTAATTATGAATTAAATTTATCAAAATTATTTGATGCTATTCAAAAGAACGCGAAAGATAAATTAACAAATAATACAGGAGGTAAAACCAATGTCTGATGTTAATGACTTTTTAAGTATGACTCCAGGAGATGTGCCTGAGTCAGTTACCTTGCCTGAAGGCAGTTATGATTTCACTATTACATCTTATCGTTCCGATAGGGTGGGTGAAAATCAAACTCCTTTGGTAAGGATTAACTGCAAGGCAGTTGGAATCATACAATCTGATCTTACGGATTCAGATTTATCCAATGCTGAACCAACTCGAATAGAGTTTTGGGCAACACCAAAAGCAATGCAACAAAATAATCCTGCATTGTCACTGAAAGCTTTCCTTGTGAAGGCACTTGACATGGGCGATAAAGCATCGTTCGGCGAATTGCTCGAGCAGGCAATCGGTCAAACATTTAGTGGTGTTGTGAAACACGAGATGGTCGGCAGAAATAAAGACATACTTGTTGCGTCCATAAAACGCGTCATTAAGAAGTAGCGTCTTTATGAGTGAGTACGCAGTCAATAAAAGAATAGAGTCTCGCAAACCTAAATCAGTTAAGGATTGCAAGATTGCTTTTATATTCGAGTACCCTACTAACAGTGAAACAATC